CCGGCGGGGATGTGGCTGTACTCGTGTACGATCTGCTTGTCGGCGGTCCAAGCGCTCAAAACCACATCGTTGCTATCCACCAGGAGGATTGAGTCGTAAGCGTTATTGCTGGTCATCACGGTCTGCATTTTCATTCTCCCTACCGCTGGTAGCGGCTCGATGTATCCACCCTACCACTACTACTATATGATGTCAACTGAAATCGTATGATTTACGATAATCTTTGGTAACGTGGCATGAGTGCTCTATGGGAATGGAGAAGTCCGCTATAATGAGGCGTGCAATGCAGTGAGGGGCTAATGCCAGCAGGTAGACCGCCGGATTACCGTGACGAGTTCGTAATACAGGCGCAAAAACTCGCTCATCTTGGTGCGACGGATATGGAAATCGCTGATTTCTTTGAAGTTAACGTCAAGACCATTTACCAGTGGAAACACACTCATCTGGAATTTGGTAATGCCCTAAAGGTGGGCAAGGAAACAGCGGACGAACGTGTAAAGCGATCACTGTACATGCGTGCCATAGGCTTCGAGCATGACGCCGTGAAGGTGGCGTTTGACAAAGATGGCAATCCTCTCTACGCACCGTATCGTGAGTACGTTGTACCAGATACGACCGCTGCAATCTTCTGGCTGAAGAATAGGATTCCTAATGAGTTCCGCGACCGCAAGGAGCTTACGGGAGCGGACGGCGGACCGATTGCAATCACTGCGCGGGAACTGACTGACGAGGAACTCATCAAGATAACCGAGGTAGCTGGTGGACACAACGTGTCCAGTTAGTCCACACTGTGTCCACGGGAGTGTCCACAATGTGTCCATGAGCGTAGTGACGGTGCAGGCTTGGCATTGCGACGTCTGCGGCTATGAGTGGCTCAAGGCTGGAAATCCGCCTTTGCGGTGCGCCAATCGGAAGCGGCGGTGCCGGAAGTGGAATCTTACCAGGGCGTCTCTTGACCGAGTACACCATCCGCAGTGCGCGTGTTCTGTTTGCGAGAAAAAGAAATGACGGCCTCTTGCGTTTCTCCACAAGAGGCGGCTCAGGAATTTCTGCTACGCTACAACGCTCGCCGGAAGCTATTAGGCTACGTTCTCTACACTTCCCCTTCCTACATCCAGTCACGATTTGCTGAAACGGTATGCGCCGCGCTGGACCAGTTCGTGAAGGATGTAGAGGCGGGCAAGCGCCCGATTCTTGTTTTGCAAGCTCCCCCGCAACATGGCAAGTCGGAAATCGTCTCTCGAAAACTTCCTGCCTACCTTCTAAGCAGGTTTCCTCAATGGCGCATCGGAGCGGCCAGCTATTCCGACGAGCTGGCGAACACAATGGCTCAGGACGTGCGGCGCGGGCTTGCATCTCCCGAGCATCAGAGGCTGTTCCCCGCTCCGATTCAAAAAGACAAGTTCGCTATTAGCCGCATTGGAGAATTCACAGCTCCGAACGGAACGGGCAGCTACCTGTCTGTGGGCGTGGGATCAGGGCTTACGGGCCGGCCGCTCGACATTGGGATCATCGACGACCCTACCAAGGATGCTGCGGCAGCACTGAGTGAGACGGTCAAAGAGGGTCAATGGGGTTGGTATCAGAGCGTCTTTACGACGCGGCTGAGCGAAATGTCCGGCCAAGTCATCATGGCGACTTCTTGGGCTCAGGACGACCTAGTCGGACGCGTCCTTGAGCAGTATCGGGGAGACGCCAGGCTCACACATCTAAGATTCCCGGCCATCAACTCTCCCGACGAGACTGGATACGACCCCATGCTTCCCGAGGGAGCGTTGTGTCCCGAGTTGCGCACATTGGAATTCCTGTTAGAGCAAAAGTTGCTCTCTTCCGATTATTGGTGGGCTGCGCTTTACCAGCAGAACCCGCAGCCCCTTGGCGGCAACGTCTTCAAGAATGAAGGATTGAGGTTTTATGCTCCCAAAGACATTCCTGAGCGGTTCGACAAGGTTATGTGCTCGTGGGACTGTACGTTCAAGGATACTGACGGCACAGACTTTGTTGTGGGGCAGGCATGGGGAAAGTTGGGAGCGAATGCCTACCTTTTAGACCAGGTACGCAATCGAATGAGCTTCTCGGCTACGGTCAAGGCGGTGGTTGACCTGCGTCAGAAATGGCCACAGACCTCAGAGATACTCATTGAGGATAAGGCAAATGGGCCGGCGGTGATTGACGTTCTCAAGGCTCAGGTTCCGGGCATCATCGCAATCGAGCCTGACGGGTCAAAACTGGCCCGCGCGCACGCGGTCACGTGGGTATGGGAAGCCGGAAACGTTCTTATACCGTATGAGCAAATCACTCCGTGGGTCCGCAGCTTCATCACCGAGGTTACAATGTTTCCGGCAGCGGCGCACGACGACCAGGTTGATGCGATGACGCAGGCATTGAGGAGACTGTATCCTCTTTACGGTCGTCTCAAGATTTCACAAGCGGCAATCGACAGGGCTATGGGGAGACAATGAGGAAACGGCGCAGCGAAGAAGAGATAATAGCAGAACAAGAGCCAGTGATGTACCATTCCAGCCAACTCTGCCTTGTTAACGGGATACGCAGCAGTTTCCCGAAATGGCCGAAAAGCGGGTTCTTTGAATGGCGTAACGGGTGGACGCGCATGGGCGATTATTTTGCCGAGGGCTACTTCCTCCCCGAGCAGATGTCAGAATTGGTGCATAATCGTTTTGGAGTAAGTATCTGATGCCGAAAGCTAAAGTTGACTCGTCCGGTGTGCGTGCTGCGCTCCACCGGGTTTTAGAAGACTCGCCGCGCCCTCATTTCCCGATTCGCATTCCTGTGATTCCCAGGGGAGTCGTGCCAGATGGCCAAAAAATCGCTGTGGCTGAGGATTCGGCAGCCTACGAGTGCGCAAAGATGGCGATGGACGCCGAGTTTGGCTCGCAGCTTTACGCCTACTCGAACATTGAGGGATTTCCTGGCTATCCCTATCTGATGCTTCTAGCGCTGCGGGCCGAATACCGAAACATGGCGGCAGCGTTGGCAACTGAGTTGACGCGGCAGTGGATTACGTTCACCAGCACAGAGACGGACGACGAAAAGACCAAAGAGAAAATTACGCAGATTGAGCAGGAGTTTATCCGACTGGGAATCCAGCAGATTGTCCGCAAGGCCGCAGAGCACGACGCCTTTTATGGAACAGGACAGATTTTAGTGAACATCAAGGGTGCGGACGTGAAGACCCCGCTTGTAATAGACCCGCGCACAGTCAAGAAAGGCAGCCTGGAGGGCTTCAAGAACGTTGACCCGGTGTGGACCACCCCGTTGATGTACAACTCCCTTACGCCATCACGTGAGGACTTTTACAGGCCGTCGAGCTGGTGGGTTATGGGAGAGCATTGGGACGCCACGCGGATGATTATCGTGGTGACGCGCGAGGTTCCAGACATTTTCAAGCCTGGATTCAACTTCTCCGGGTTGAGCCTCTCCCAGCTTGCCGAGCCGTATGTAAACAACTGGCTGCGGACCAGGCAAAGCGTTTCTGACCTCATCAACAACTTCTCGATTGTCGTCCTCAAGACCGCGATGGACCAGGTGTTGACCGGCGGAGACGACGGATCGGACCTTTTCTCTAGAATCAAACTGTTTACGGCCTGCCGCAGCAACAAGGGCGTCATGGCGCTCGATAAGGACAGAGAGGAGCTTGAGCAGATTGCTGTACCCTTGGGAGGCCTGCATGAGTTGCAGGCACAGGCGCTGGAACTTCTCTGCGCCGTAACCCGTGAGCCTGCTGTGGTGATGACAGGAATTTCTCCCTCTGGATTTGGCAACGTGGCCGAGGGAGAAATGAGGGTGTGGTACGACTGGATTCATGCTCAGCAGGAAGCTCATTATCGTTCGCCGATTGGAACGATTCTCAAGGTTGTGCAGTTGTCTCTCTTTGGGGAAATTGACCCCCACATCACGTTTGATTTCGAGCCGCTCTACGAGATGACGGAAGAGCAGTTGTCAACCATCCGGGTTAATGACAGCATCAGGGCCGGAAACCTGATCGACCGAGGTGTGATCGACGCACAGGAAGAGCGGGAGCGCATCGCGCGTGATCCTGATTCCGGCTACCAGGGAATTGACGTGGAGAAGGAAATCGCGCCTCCAGACGAGGCTGAGCTTGGAGCAAACCTTGGAAGAGGAACCGCATGAGCGAATCACTAAACAGGAAAGCGCAATGGCACAGGATTACGTGGAACTGCCCGTACGTGAACTTTTTAGCGTGGCGACCCCGTGAAAATGGGGTGGGAATTGAAGTTTTGGCTT